ACGTGTCTCAGCAGGTAAAATGATAGATTTTTTGTTTTCAGCAAGAGCTGAACGGATTTCTTTTACTAAAGATGTCTTTTTCATAGTATTTCTAGAAATATTTTTATTGCGTTTTTCTTCTTCATCGTCATCACCGCAGGATTTTGTCTCTTCATCCTTTGGAACGATTTTGTCTAATTCTTCTTCTAAAGCCTTGATTTCTTCCTTGTCGGCTTCAATTTGGGATTTAAGCTCTTCAACTTGCTTTTCCTCATCTTCTGTGAGGTCACGAGTCTCAGCTTTGCAAGCTTCTACAATAGAAACAATTTGGTTGCGTTTCTCTGTTATTTGCTCTTTGATTTCAAGTATTTTTTTCATAGTATTATATTAATATAAATTTATATTATATTTGTATTTAAAATTATACGATAAATTTTTTACAACCTTCTTCTAATTCACTTAATATACCATCGAGTTTCTTGTTTATTTCTTCACGTCGTTCTGATTCTTTGTCTTTCAATATTTGTATTGAACGTATTTCTACATCTGTTGCCTCATAGGCTGGGAGTTGCGAAAGGATAGATATCTCATCTAACATGCGTAATGAGTTGATTTGTCTGCTATAAGTTCCATCGTGGTTGTCTGACCATATGTCATCATCTGTCCAGAATGCAAAAGATATGGCGTCATAATCCCCACGACGTATTCCTTCAAGCAATGCATCACCAAATACTGTATTAGGTACTTGTGTCTCAAACTCAAGTCCACGTTCAGTCAACATAAGGTCAAGTGTACCTTCACCAAACTTTGAACGTGCAAATGTTCCATGTGATGGGTCGTGATCAAGATATAACTTTATGTCCTGTGAACGAAGGAAGTCTTCAGTTATTGCTGCATCGGAAATTGTCTCATAGAACTCACCACCCAACAACTCTGAACGTGTGTTCACTGGTATAGCCAATCCATGTATTGTGCGGCTATCACTATCAGCAGTGAACTCTGTTGTTATGCTTCGTGTCTCTAATTGTTTCATAATTATAATGTTATGTATTTGTTATTCATAATGGAATTTGTTTAATTTTTTATCGTCCCATACTATATGTTTTCCTTTATTCCATGTATTTTCTATTTTTTTACCTTTATTCCATGGTGTTTTACCATACATAGGGTTTTTTTGACCAAGTTTAGATTGTCTAATTTTTTCTCTTGCTTCATCTGTCTTTTTATGACCTGGTCTTCCACATGCTGAATTTCCTTTATTTGCAATGCTTATTTTTTTCCTTGTTTCATCAGAAGTTATATGTCCTTGTAATGATTTAGCTCTTTTTGCTTTTTCTTCTTCTGATTGAACTCTACCAACCAATTTTTTACTATGTTCTTTACAAATAGAATAACACATTGCTCCACCTTCACCACCTTCACGTAAATTAATACAATATGATTTATTTAAATGCGGATGAATTAATTCATATTCTGCTTTGTTTAATTCTTCTTGTGAATTATAGAAATTCAATATTTTACGATAATAATCATTTGGGTATTTCTTTAAATACTTTTTTAGAAGTTTACCTGAACCAATATATCCATCACATAAATCATCTGTACTACGTTTACCAAAATATAAACATCCATATAGACTTGAATTAGGATTTGTTAAGTAAACTTGATATGTGTAATTGAATTTCTTCTCTTTTTTATTCATCCAAAGTTGCTAATGTATTTGTATTAATATCACTATAAGGAAGTATAAGTTTATTTCCACCATCAGTTTGTGGTAAACCTAAAATCTTGCGTGCTTCATTTGGTGTCATTAAGGCATTTCTAACAAGTGTACTAAGATAATTCGCTTGTTGTTCTTGGTCTACTGATAAGATTGCATTTTCATCAATATCAATAAAGTATGTTCCAATTTTAGAAGGCATAATCAATTTCCTATTCATCTCTTCTTCCATCATTGTAACATAAGGTGCTAATGTATGGAGTACAAGTGCTCTTTGTGCTTCAGATAAATTTCCATATACATTATGACGTAAGTCACCAAGAAGCAATGGGCTAATGTTCAAGAAACGTGCAATCTCTGTAATGTTATATTCACGTGACTCAACCATTGCACTGTCTTTAGCTGATGAAGAAAGTTGCTGGAATTTCAAATCTGCAGGAATGAATATCGTGCCTGTTCCTTGTGATTGAGAACGAGCCTCATCCCATGACTGGCGTAAGTTCTTAATCTGTTTCTCAGCTGTACCGACAACAGGGTTTGTTGTGTTTGTTGTGATAAGTCCATACAATTGTCCACCGCTAGAATAGTAGTCAAGTGCTGACTTCTCTGTGCTCTCCGACAACTTGATTGCTTTATATGCATAGTCACGTATTGGTGTGCCATTGAAGCCATCACGTGTGTTCATATACAAATGCATGTAGTTAGTACCATCATCCCAACGAGTAGAGAATGCTGGGTTCATAAAGTACATGTCATAAGTCAATGGATTGTAATACATTAATGTCTGGTTAGCAGGACTATAATGCAATGTGTTGGGCTTCCCTGATTCTGAATCACGTTCAATATATATAAAACCATTTCCATGAAGTATTATGTCTGTTATTACATTCTTTACCATGTTGAAGCGCGTAATCTTTGCGTCATCAAACATATGGTATAGGTAATTTGAGTCAGGCAATAAGTTATCATCCGCATCTTTGTATAGCCATTTCATCAATGCAATAGAGTTTGATATAATGTTTACACCTGCAAAGAATGGACTTAAGTTCATGGCATCACCTTTCATCTGTCGTAATAAATTAGAAAGAGATTGTGATTGTGCATCAGGTTGTGGTGTAGGACATGGATTCACAGGCTCACTTTCTTGTGAACGGCGTTGAAATTTTGAAAATATGCCCATAGATATTAATATAGTTTATTTTATAGTTTAAAATGAATTTTATCAACCAAAATATTCAAACAAATTTTGAATTAATTTTTAATTGTTTTATATATTCAATTATAGTAAGCTGAAGCAACTGTTTCTTAGTTCTTATCATTATATATTTATCAATTATATTTTTTTGTTTCGGCTTTCAAAAACAGTTAATACTTTATATTTCACTTAGTGGTGTGCTGGTCTGAGAAGATAAGCACACCTTTTTTATGAAAGCATAACTGCTTCTAAGTTTGTGTCATTAATGACTCCCTCTAGCTCCATATGTAACTTCAATGACTGTATAAATGCAATCACTATATCTATCTTCTGGTTAGGTGATGACTTTACTGGCTTGCGGTTCTCATTCTCATCTGTCTTTATCATGACGTTCTGGAAGCACCAACGTATGCAGGGATTGTCATCGATGACTACCTTCTTAGTATAGATAAGATGCTCTAACATTGATGTTGGCTCACTAAATGAACCTAGTCCCTGCTTGACTGCACGCATTGGAAGCCCACGTTTCTCAGCCATAATCTTGAATTGCTGACTATGCCATGGGTCATATCCAATTACTGCAACTGGAACTTCATTGTTCAAGTCTTCAACCAACTTTATAACATATTCTATATCAATACTTTCACTGTCTACTAATGTCATATATTTGTTCTTTACCCATTGACGGTATAGCTCTTTGTTTGGACTATTCTCATATGCATTACGACAAATGAATGGATGTGCTTTAAGGTATATCAAGTCATCTTTGTTTATAAGTGATGTGACTACACAAAGGTCACTTCGTTCTGCTATGTCAACACCTAATATAGAATAATCTTCTTCTTTATTAAATAATTTATAGTCAAATGATTGTGTTATTTCTTTTATCTTCTCTACTGGGATCCATGTCTGTTGTGATGAGCACCACATGTTTAAGTTCTTTGTTTTTATAAGGACTTCTTTTGTTGGCTCATTTATCGCTTCCTGTATACGTTTCTTTATGTAGTCTTCATCGACCGCTATGCCTAATGTTGGTATTGCTTTCTTCCATACACTGGGGTCTTTCCAGTCATCATCATCATCAATCTGGAATATCATATAGAACCAGTTGTCTGCTTGTATGTTACCACTTAGTACATTCTTTGCTTGTGTCCACATATTATAAAGTGGGTATTCTTCACCTACCCACCATCCAGCCGAACTGATTAATATAGACAATGGATTCTTAAGTGAGCCTTGTCCTGACTTCATTACTTCAATCAAGTTCCATGACTTCATCTCATGTATCTCATCCATGACAAAGTAACTTGCTCTACCATCCAACTTTGAGTCATCTGCTGAAAGGACGTTGATTGATGCACCAGTAAATGGCACACGTATCTCTGAACGATAACGGCTGAATATCTTTCCCTTTGGGTCAAGTGATGATGTCTGGTCTTTACAATGTCCAAATGCTATGTTTGCTTGTTTCGATGAGTTAGCTAAGTAGTCTACCATTGGTGCAGGTAACGTCTTGTCTAACGCTATAGCTAATGATATGGCTGCTGCTGTGTATGACTTACCTGTCTGACGAGCCATCATCAACAACACATCTGATATCACACGGCGCTCAGTACCGACATAGTACCAGCCAAATATGTTAGCAAATATGAACTGTTGGAATGGCAATAATACAAAAGGCTTGCCTGCTTGCAAACCTTTCTTGTGATGTATCTTCTGCACTAAGTTTATCTTTCGGTCAACTTCTTCATATCGTAGCTCTATGTCTGTTCGTGAAAGCCATGACTTGAATCTCTCACATGCTTTACAGACGAACCAACCAGCAACCTCTTTACCACTTAGTACATCATCAGCATATTTTATATATAGTTTATTTTCTAAATAATATGACATTATACAAGTAATTCATCCATAAGTGCTTGTGCGTCTTCTTCTGATGAACGTTTGTTTAGTTTATTTATCTTTGCTTTCATTAATGGATCACATCCCAAGCCTGCACATATTTGATTTATTGTTTTTGTACATGTCATTATTTGTGTATAATAACGTTGTTTCTCAATTGACTTTTGAGCATTACTTATATTATCAACTGCTTTATAATAAATTGACAATATGTTTGCAAGCAAATCAAAATTTACTTTAAATGATAATGGTATTACATCATACTGCTCTTCAAGGTCATATACAATATATTTCATAAATGACACTACTCTATCATCATATGTGTTATATATTTTATTAATGTTTGATGATGTAATTGCTAAATCCTTATTTTTCATATATAGTTTATTTTTTTAATTTATATCCATTTTTTAAGTAAATTAATACATCTTTATTATCAATTATAGTCATTTTATTGTTTTTATATACTCTTTGTTTTGAGTTTGGACGACCATATCCATATACATAACCGTTTTCTAAATATTGTATTAATTCATCTCTATTTATCTGTATTGTTTTGTTATCCTTTGTTACAGTAGCTTTGTTTTGTTTTTTTAATGAAATATTTTTATCTATAGCATCCTTTTTCTCTTGTGGATAATTATTGTACAATTCTTTGAATAAAATTGAATATTTTTGTTTTCTTTCTTCCGTCCACGATTTTTTAACTCGTTGCTTGTTCAACTCATATGTTATTG